ATCGAGTAATCGAATACACTGGAAAACCTAACTTTAAAGATATACGTGCAAGGAAGACTCCTCTTCCTACCTCTGTGTCTAAGAAGTTCTGGTACTTCCTCAAGACCCGTTGGTTAGTCCGCTTAGAGGACACAACCAAGTGGGTACCCGAGGCTCATAGACACTCTCTTGGTAAGAGTGTGTTTACGAGACTGGCACCGAAACGACATGACCCAAGGGTATCTGCATCCGCAGATTCAGTTAGGCTCGAGATAACCAATACAGAGGGCGAGAAGAAGTGTAAATACTACACTTCTTTTGCAACACGAGCGGCTTCTGCCGCTTCGTGGCTCGATGGGAAGTTCGGGGGGTCCTTCTGGCTATATGCTAAGCATGTGCTAGATACAACGCAAATTAGTCTCTTGCGAGAGTCAATGCGCGAAGTTGTCGATACTTCTATAGAGATGAAGGAGCGGTTCCCAGATAAAGCTCAGCTTTATCAGGGTTCCAATTCTAATTTCTCCGGAAGATTGGTAGGACTCCCTGAGCCGGCCGGAAAAGTGCGAATAATCGCCCTTGTCGACTATTGGACTCAGTTTCTCCTTAAGCCACTTCACGATGAGATCTTTGACATTTTGAAAAGAATACCCACTGATGGAACGTTCGATCAGCTTCGGCCGGTCGAGCGTCTTCTGAAGAAAGTAGGAAAAGATAAAGTCATTTATTCTTATGACCTGAAGGCGGCCACGGATTGCCTGAGTATCAAGGCCCAAATGATGATCCTGAGTGTGATGTTTTCTGTCAGACTAGCAATAGCCTGGAGGAAGCTCATCGTTGGTCGTCAGTACTGGTACTTTGGATCCTCGGATACCTTCCCTGGTGAGCCAATTTTTGACTCAGCTGGGAACGACACGAAGAGGTCAAGAGGTACTGGTTACTTTCCCGTAGTGTACGGGCAAGGACAACCAATGGGAGCCTACTCCTCCTGGGCTATGTTAGCATTAACGCATCATGCGATGGTCCAATGGGGTGCATGGATGGAAGGCCATGTGGGGTGGTATGACCTCTACGCCGTTCTTGGCGATGATATTATCATTGCTGACGACGGTGTTGCTCGACGTTACCGACAAATTTGTGAATGGTTTGGAGTCGAAATCGGCTTAGCCAAATCGCTTATATCCACAGGACGTACTTGCGAGTTCGCAAAACGCCTCTTCAGAGATGGAGAGGATGTATCAGGGCTTCCCTTGAAGCTCTGGTCCGCTGCTCAGACTTCAATGTCTGTCGCGGCAATGCTGCTTGCAAGATACACTGGGGCTACTATAGCAAATTTTGTCCGTGCGTTGGGGGTAGGTTTTAAGGGTGCCACTGGACTTGATAAAACCTGGGCCAAAATGCCTGGGAGATTGAGAGTTCTTATGGTATACCTAACCCATCCGCTTCATGACAACCGTTTCTCGTTCGGCGACCTGAGTCAGTGGCTTTACGCAGATGGCCCGAATCGCCGGTACGAAAGTACCGACGACAGAATGGTTGCTCAGCATCCATTCTTAGAGCTATTTGCAAGTACTGTAGTAACACGATTACGAGATTTTATAAGATCTCGTAAGCGGCTCATGGTGGGATTACTCCCATTAAGAGATCCGACAATCATGGAACTACATTACAAAGCCTGGACTCAAACTGTCGAACTTGAAATAGAAGTAGAAACGTTTGGGGATACCTTAGAAGACGCCTGGCACAAGTGGAAACGTCGGTCTACCAATAGACTGGCTGAGTACGGAGAGACATGTCTCAACCTACTGTCAAAAGCAGGAGGGCTTGCGCCGTTTGTACAAGACTGCGTATTTAGACGGCTCGTGGATACACCAGCATTTAACATGTCTAGTGTCTACAGAGACTGGGCGAAGATTCGAAAACTTACTATCACTGCTGATAGCAAGCCTAGAGTCCCTCAATTCGTTGAGGACCTAGTTTCTGAAGATGACGACGACTGGGATGATGGATAATCCAATGCCCTGAGTACAAGGTCTTGGAAGACTTAGGGGGCGTCTTCCGTGATAGACTTGCCTCTTGGGGACTGGACGATCATGGAGGGTCGTCCAACATAACCATACACGCATTCACGGTAGTTTACTACTGTGTTTTGTGAAATAGTTGAGTGGATTCTAACCACCATGATCTTAG